GTTGACAGCCATCGCTTCGCAGGTGCGGACTGAATTGGCTACGGAACTGGCTCGAATCGACGCGACAATCAGCAGTCGTCACGCGGCAGGGGCCGCTGTCGCCAAGTCGCCCGCTACACTGGATTGGTCGGCTGACGTGAGCAACAAACCAACTATCGGCACCAGCACCCTGACCACATCCGATATCGACGCCCGGCTGACTGCCTACGGCGCGCAGAAAACGGGCGTGGCCGTTACGCTGCCCGTGCCCGCCGCCGGTTTCTTTGCCAATCAGCCCGCCGTTTCAGTTGATGTGGAATTACCTAGTAGTATTCCTTCCGGATGGTTGGCTGCTATACTGACTGGTAAAGCTACATCTGTGGTGATTACAACACATTTGGTAACAGCCGGTGAATTAGTTATTGAGTACAATCACGATTATCCATCCTCCAAAAGTAGGGCCATAACTTTTGTTAATAACGGGAGTTTTGGTGATTTAACGGGTTCTATACCACATCTAATAATACGGTCGAAGGGTTCTAACGATATTATAGTTGATAGTGTTGGGACAATTAACGGTAGTGTTGATGATCCGGATTCCATTGAATTTGATTTAACATCTGAAGAAACCGGATTACTTACCAATTTTTCTTCAAAAGCGTATCAATACAAAGTAGAATTACGATACACTGATGGTGTAGTGTGTGGACTAATTCAGGAAAATGATTGTACAGTATTGTGGTGATGACATGCCAGAGGGGTTGTTTGAAAACGATACGTTATTTCGTTCGGACGCTATCCTATTGGAGCAGGCTATCCAAAAAGGTTGGGATATACCTGATAAAGTTCTCAAAAAATGTCCTCTGGTAATAATCAAAATACTAAAAAATAAAGAATCCACAGCAAGGGAACGATTGAGAGCTATAGAAGTATTGGTAAAAATGCGTCAACAAAATCTTGATCAACTTCCTCGTAGTAAAAAACGAAGGAGTATCACGGAGATGATACCGGCAGGTATTAACGGGGTTCGTCAACAGTTACTGAAAGATGAGAAATTCCTTGAAGAATGTAGACGCGGAAATAATTCGAGCAACGATGACACCAGGTTGCTTGGCGAGAACAGTTAGCCAAGGTAAGTGGAAATGGTCACCACACCTTAGGTTGTTGGATCAAGCCGTGGTGGATTTAGTGAATGGTCGTATAAATCCCCCGAGGCTTATGGTGGAAATGCCTCCCCGTCATGGTAAAAGTGAACATATCAGTCATTATACGCCTCCATGGTTTTTAGGAACTTTCCCCGATAAAAACGTAATTTTGACTTCGGCTACGGATGATTTAGCAATGGATTGGTCCGTAATGGGAAGGGACCTTACGGAAGAATACGGCAGGGAATTATTTAATGTTGAAGTTCGTAAAGATATACGAGCAGCCAGTAGATGGCAATTGTCCGCAGGCGGATCCATGCGAGCAGCGGGAGTAGCAGGTGGTATTATGGGGCGTGGTTCTGATTTATTGATAATAGATGATTATTTCAAAAACGCCATTGAAGCGTATTCGGAGTCTCACAGAGAGTCAATTTATAAATGGTATTTATCAACCAGTAGTACACGATTGACTCCCGACGGTGCTATAATTATTGTAGCCACACGATGGCATCTGGACGATCTTATTGGAAAATTATTAGCTGATCAGGAACGGGGTGGCGAAAAATGGGTTAGAATTCGGTTCCCAGCATTGGCCGAAGAACAGGATGTACTAGGTAGGAGTCCGGGAGATCCCCTGTGGCCGGATCGTTTTGGTTTACAATGGTTGAATGATAGAAAAGCAGCATATGTTGCTAGCGGATATGCTTGGATGTGGGAAGCACTTTACCAACAAAATCCGCCAATGACGTTGGATGTGGAATGGCCTGCTGAATATTTCTTTGAGGAAATATGGTTTACGGAATGGCCACCCGAGGAAGAAATCGCTTGGAAGATACTGGCGTTGGACCCATCCGTGGGAACTAATGATAAAAGTGACTATTCTGCATTCATAAAGTTAGCAATTACCAGGGATTTGAAACTATACGTGGAAGCAGACATCCAGCGCCGAGATATATTTAAAATGATGGGGGATGGTTTGGATATTGTATCCACGTGGAGGCCCCAAGCTTTCGGTATTGAGGCTGTACAATTCCAAGCAGTATTAGCACCGGTGTTTTGGTTGTTGGCTTCACAACGTGGATTGATATGTTATCCTTATGGTATTTCTAGACCCCCACAAATTAGTAAACGGCAGAGAATACGTAGTACGTTGACGGAACCATTGGCACGCGGTCACATCAAATTCAAGACTGCTTCTCCGGGTACGAAATTGTTGGTGGATCAATTGCGTGGTTTTCCGTCTTGTAGTTTTGATGATGGTCCAGACGCTTTAGAAATGGCCGTAACAATGGCTATAGAAGCGGTTAATGGGACGCTTGTTACGGATACAGAATCCTTTGAAAGGATATTGGTATGAGCCGTAAGAAAAAACAATCCCCGATTGCTATGAAATCGCGTAGACAGGATATACGTGTTTTAGAAGATAATGTTCGTGCTAATCAGTTGAAGATTGAAGAACGAAATCAACGGGCTTTGTTGGGTGCCATGGCTGTAGCTACGATGGCCCCCACCATGGAACAATCTTCTTTTTACATGGACAATTTTGTTGATCCGAGAGATTATTTAGGAGATGAATACATGGCTCCGGCCGTGTATGCTAACTCGCAACCTACCCAAATTTGGAATAGGGAATCTGGTCGTAATTACCCCGTATTTCTTACCGAGATTGAACTACGATACATTCGCGGTATGGGTCGACAAATGGCTGATTTTCATCCCGTTGGCAAGGGGGTGATGAATAGTGTAGTAAACTATACAATAGGTACCGGCATATCCGTTCGGGCGGAAGCTAAAAAACATTCCAAAATTGATCAGAATTTGATAACGAGAATCAATCGTATAATTGATAAATTTATGGAATATAATGATATTAGCGGGGATGCCGATAGGGAAATATGTCTTCGGGGTCATAGGGACGGGGATGGTGGATTAGGGTTATGGTGGGAAGGTCCCGGAAAAGTAGCCGTACGATTTATTGAACCTGATCAAATCACACAACCGGCAACTGAACAACAAATCATTGAATGGATGGGTTATCAAGGTCCTCCCACTACTATGTTGTTTGGAATACATAGTGACGAAGACGATGCTGCTAGTGTACACGGTTATTACGTCCAGTGGAGTAGTAATGGTAGGGATTGGGATTACATCCCAGGGGGTAAATATCCTCATATAACTTCGGCTAATCAAAACACGTGGTGTGAGTTTTTTAAATGCAACGTTGACCGCCAAGTTAAGCGAGGTATTTCCGATTTCTTTCCTGTAGAAACGGCTTTGAGGTTGATTAAGAAAGTTATCAGAAACACGGGGGAGGGAGCGGCTGTTCAAGCCGCCATAGCGTTCATTAGACAGCATGCTCCTGGAATAACTGGCTCCCAAATACTTCAGTTTCAGTCTGGTCAAGCTACTGATTTTTTTAGCATGCGGACGGGCAGTGGATCAAAAAATATAGCTACCCGGAAGATGTATCCCGGTCAAGTGCTAGACATTCCCAAGGGACAACAATACTTGGCTGGTCCTATGGGTGTTAATAACGCGGAAATCTATGTGGAAGTATCCGATGCGTTGGCCCGTTCTGCTGCTGTTCGTTGGGGTATGCCGGAATGGATGTTGAACGCCAATATCAAGAACGGAAGTCGTGGTAGTGCTTTCATAGCGGAGGCACCGTTTACCAAAGCCACGGCTGTGGAACAAAATTATCAGAGTCGGTATTGGATGAAAATCATCTGGAAAGTAATCAGTTGGGAAATTAGGGATGTTCCTTTGGAACAGATTAAAGAAAACGTCAACATTATTGTATCCATGCCGACGATTTCTGTAAGACAACCCGAAAAGGAAACGGCTCGTAGGGAAGTTTTGTGGAAGAACGGCATCATCAGTGGTCAAACATGGGCTTCCGAGGAAGGGTACGATCACGATGCTGAATTACGGCAAGGAGCCAAATCCCAGGAACAGAAGGGAACTACTTCTTCTGGGTTGCTATTTGCTAGAGGGGAATAATGTGTTTAAATGCTACAAATGTGGTCGTAGGAAATCGGTTGTTCCCGATGAATTGTGTCATTCATGTAACGTTGAGGAAACCATAAAGTGGGTTGTGGTCACTTTATTTACTGTAACGTTTTTGGGGGTGCTATTCTGTGCACTCATGTTTTATTAGCTCCAGGAGAGTGAAATGTACACGTACAACGATTTAGTGGACGCTACTAACGAACTCATAAAGAAACTTCCACCCGAAATTTCCGGAGTGGTGGGGGTTAGTAGGAAAGGGATGATTCCGGCTACTATTATAGCCACTCGTTTACATTTACGATTGGGTGTCGATGAATTATTTTGGTTGGGGTACGGAAAGAGAACTCCGTTGAATCCTGACGGTTGTATTTTGGTGGTGGATGACGGTATAGGATCTGGGGAGGCTTTACAAAAGGCTGTGTATAAAGTTAAGAAACTCTATCCAAAAAAGAGGTTTATTACAGCAGCGTCTTTCATCATTAACTCTTCCAATCCTGGTGTGGATTATTGGGGAGCGGTAATCAATCCAGTGTTTCCTCAGGAGTCCGAATTTCCCAATACGGAATCCGCAGTGAATTGGGTGATGGATCTGGATGGGGTAATTTGTGTGGATCCCCCTCAACCGGAAATAGACGATGAAAAAGTGTGGACTGACAATTTTGCTAACGCCGTACCGATGTACTTACCCCGTTATAAACCGGTGGTAATATGTACAAGTCGTATGGAAAAATACCGGGGGGTTACGGAAGAGTGGCTTAGTAAATGGCAATGTAAGTATACTTCACTAATTATGCACCCCGCCAAGAATGTAATGGAGCGGGGCAATCACCAAAACATTGCTAAATGGAAATCTGATATGTATCGTGGGTTGGATAAAACGTTGTTCGTGGAAAGCAACCCCTACGAAGCTGCATTAATATCTGTGGGATCCGGTAAGCCTGTGTACTGCACGACTTCCAAGCAGTTACTTACAGCGACTGGAAGGTGCGTTTCAGAACATTCGGATACACCCGGTTGGAAAGGTATTGAAGGGTGGTTTGACGAAAGCGGTCCATACTATGGGGCCGGAGTGTATCGGGAAGTTGTGGATAGATTTCCAAATACCTCTAAGTTTGTGGAAGTTGGTTGTTGGAAGGGGAGATCCATTGTATTTCTTGATGAACTATTGAAGAAAGCCGGGAAACGCATGGACGTAAGTGTGGTGGATACTTTTGCTGGTAGTACGGCTGATACCTCTGGAAAGATGGCTTTAATGGAGGGCGGATCTGTCAAAAAACAGTTTTTGGATAACTTAAAACGGTGCGGAGTGGAACATGTGCATGTCTACGAAGGTGATTCCGTGGAAATGTCCAAGAAGTTTGAAGACGGATCCTTAGATGTCGTGAGCATCGATGCAAACCACACTTTCCCCGGACTTATGCGGGACTTGGAAGCGTGGTTTCCGAAAGTTAAGGTGGGTGGGGTTATTCTCGGACATGATTACGACCAACGAACTGATCCCGGAGTACCGCAGGCTGTTAATGCGTTTTTCATAAAAGCCGGATACAGTGTGGAAATCAAAGACACCCGAAATTGGTGGGTGGAAAAGACGGCGAAGCCCACGGTCGTACAAACTCCACGAATATTTTTGGGAATGCCTTACAGTGGTCCGGTGGACATGCGGGTTGCTCAAGCGTTTTGGGGGGCAAATTGTAAATACGCGGAAGTGGTGCATTTTGCCAACCCGTGTACGGCTCTGTGCAGAAACTTTAACATTATTTTGGCAACGGCTTTGTCAATGTGTGAACGTGGTGAAATTACGCATTTGGCGATGTTGCACGACGATAATTTACCGGCTCAGGGATTTCTTAACGTACTGTGGGAGGAAATGGTTCGGACGGAAGCGGACTTGATTTCTGCTGTGGTGGCCATCAAAGACGACAGGGGTCTTACCAGTACCGGAATCGATGATCCGATGAACACCTGGGAAGCTGGTAAAAGATTTACTTCCAAAGAAATTATGGAACTACCTGAAACGTTTTCCAAGGAGGACACGGGATTTCCGGATAGAACTCTGTTGGTTAATACCGGTTGTTGGTTGGCTGACATTAGGAAATCGTTTTTCCGGTCCACCAATAACGTTAACGAACTGGTGGCGTATTTCACCATGAAAGACCGGGTGGTTAATCATAACGGAACCTATAAAGTAGAATTCGAAAGTGAAGATTGGTTCTATTCCAGGAGGTTAGACGAATTAGGGGCCAAAGTAGTAGCTACTCGTAAGCCGCTTATTACACACTTAGGGGACATTGGGTGGCCCAACGACAGAGTATGGGGTAAATGGTCGGAAGACCAATGCGGGAATATTATCAAACTACGTAGAATGGCAGAGGCGTACGACTCACAGAAGAACGTTATATCGCCTGTGGTACATTCTAATGCCTTACCCTAACGAACATTCTGGGAGGATTCAGGAACCTTCTAAGTTCAAAAAAGGGTCATTCAGGACTGTTCACCCTAAACTAGGGGTGGACGTCATCGTTGCTAAAAAACCCGGTGCCGAAAAGATGACAGCACAAGCCGTTCGTTTCAAAAAAGGTAGCTACACCGTTCCGCAGGCCCGAAAGGCTGTGAACAAGGCTGGTGCTAAATCTTTTGAACCGGCTAAAGTTTCCAAAAAGGAGTCATCTAGTGCTGGGTTTTTCCAATTTGTGTTTGAAAGCGACGGTAGCGTTCATCCGGAAGTTGATCGGGAACATGGCGTTATACGAAATCTGTGCATTTTAGGTCCCACCAGTCGTTCTCTTGGTAAAGGTCGTCCCGTCCGCCGAGTGTACACGGAGAGTTGTGTTAAGGAAGCGGCTCCGTTGTACGAAGGTGTTATGGTTAACGTGAATCACCCTAAAGGACATGTACTCACCGAAGATAGGCCCGTGGAGGGAAGACTTGGTAAGTTTGTTAGGGTGCATAGCGTTAACAATAAATTGTACGGGGATTTGGTATACTTCAAGACCAACCCCATGGCGGAAATGATTTGTGAAGCCGCTGAGAATCCGCAATTGAATGATACTTGTGGATTCTCCCACGTAGCGGATTTGGACTCCGTGTGGGAAGACGGTGTGGAAGTAGTTAACCACATTAAGTACGTACATTCGGTGGATTTAGTGGCAGATTCCGCCACCACTCGAACACTTTTTGAATCTCAAGGGAGTATCAACGCTATGGCAACTGACTGCGATCTTCCGAAACGTGAAGAAGCTACCATACCCCCGGAAACCCCGCCGGTGGAGGAACAGGAAATGGGAACCGGTCCGGTGGAAAACGATCCCCTGGACATGATGTTGGATTCACTGGTGGCGAAATACAAGAGCGGGGACATGGATCTTCCTACTCTCAAGAAGCGCATCGGAAAAGCGATCGATCTTTTGGAAGAGGAAGTTTCCACCGGTGGTGGTGAAGGTGGCGATCCTCCCAAAGATGGTGGTTCCGATGGCGGAGAAGGTCCTCCCAAGGAATCCGCTTGCACGTGGGATGCGGCCATGACAGTCTTGGAATCGGCGGGGGTTCCGGTGAGTACCGTTCGAGTGAAAGCCATCTGTGCCCTTGGTAATGACAAGGATAGGAAGGCTTTGGCGGAATCCTGGAAGATTACTTCGGAATCATCCACCAACAAACCCAAAAGTGGTGAAAAACCTAATTCGATTCCCAGAACCGCCGTCGAATCGTCCACTCCGGGTGAGTTTTCGGATCTGTCCAACGTCAAACAAAAAATGCTCCGGCGTTAGTCGGTCCCGTGTGTTTTGTTACCCGTAGAAAATACAATTCAAACTTTGGAGTAACCTGAAATGTCTGGACGATCTTTTAACCAGCAAGTGGCTTACCCGGACATGGGAATCGTGGGTGCACCTTATGGTGGCAATCTTGCCATCCCCATGAACGAACTTTGTTATTTCGACAACGCTCTTGGCGGAAATACGGGGTACGTTTTGCCGTGCACCAGTCTTTCCGACCAAACCTCACTCGCCGCTAACCAGCTTTTATTTGCTTCCATGTTCGCTGGGGTGAGCGTGGAACAAAAGCAGGCCACAGACGACATCACTAAGGCAGGTGCTTCCAAGAACGTGTCCATCGCCACCGGCTGGGTTGGTGAAATGGACTGTACTTCTTCTACGTTCCGATTCGGGGACATGGTAGGGGCCGACGAAATTGCTGCTGGTACGGCCTTGAAGACCCGAACGGTCATTAAGGTGACCGATCCTTTGAAGGCAATTGGGTACGTTTTGAAGACGTACGCGACTGCTACTACCAAGGTCCTTGTCGGGTTGTACAGTCGTGTTTTGCCTATCGGTGGACTTCCCAACACCAGTGACGAAACTGGAGTGAATTTGGCGTTGTCGGGCACTTTGGCCGTTGCTGATGACGTTACCATGGACGGTGGATTGCTTGTGGAAGGAAACGGGGTCATCAACACCAATTTGTCGGTGGCGGGAACGTTGGGAATTACTGGGGTTGCCAGTTTTGCGGCAGCGGTATCCATGTTTGACGCGGCCATTAACGCGGCGGGAACCGTTCAAGGAAACGCCACGGCGATTACGTCCAACTTGGTGGCGGTGGCAGCGGCGGATAACGCCGCAGGTGTCAAGTTGCCCGCTCCTGGTAAACCGGTAGTGTTGAAAAACACGTCTACAACCAGTGTGTTGCTGGTATATCCCAACGCCACTGAAAAGATCGACGGCGGAAACGCTTCGGAACCCGTAAACGTTGCGGCAGAAGGGTCTGTGTTGTTCTTTAGTG